GACTGCACCTAATCTACTAACAACATCGGTGACACCTTTAGCCATGTCATATTTCTTATCCATGTAAGATATGTTTGCTTTTAACATTGGTATTGACATTACATCATTCGGGTCTTTACTTATAACACTTTGCTTTACACCGTCTTTTTCTTCCTCTACCATTTTAACTAAACTAATACTTCCGGTATTTGTGTTAATATAAGGTTGAATATTTGCAAAACTTGCAAACCCTTGAGCGTTTTTCATCTTCCAAGCCATCAATCCTGAACCTGTTCCGTTTTCTATAGCTTTTATTTTTGGTGCATATTCTTTTTGAAAAACATCAACTAAATCATACAACTCTTTTGTATCACTTAGCATTTGATTTCTTTTAATGTTGTATTGTTGTAAAGGAAGTTGTCCTGTCCGAAGTAATCTAACATCTAAAAGACGTTGTTGTTCTGCAGCAGTAGCAAGTAAATTAGAAACTCTATTACCCAACTCAAAAGTTCCAATAGGATTATTTGCGATAGTTTCTTCATCTAAAGCAGTTGCGGCATTAATTGCAGCTTTACGCTGCTCACGTTCTTTTATTTCACCTTGAAGCATATCGGAAAAGTTTTTTCCGATTTCTGCCCAATTTATAGTGTTCTCTAATTTTCTTTCTTTATACTTAAGATAAGCCATATATTATTTTGTAAGTTGAACTATCAGCATTTGTTTTTGTGCGTCTGTCAAGTTCTCTAAATCAAGACCACCTAATCCCCCCGCTCCTATAGTAAAAGGGTTTGCTGCATCTTGAAACGCTTTGCTTATAGCACTTACTTGTCCCTGCAAAGCTGCTTCATATTGGGAACTACCAAAAATTTGATTATACTGTTGAGGGTTATTTTTCTGCAAATCTCTTTTAAATTCTCTAAACTCTTTATTAGTCAAGGCTCCAAATGAAGTAAACTCATCGCCACCGGGTAATTTGACACCTTCAAATACTTTACTACCTTCAGGAGTAGTGGTATCTATAGTGTCTAAGGCAGCTTTTTGAGTTTTAGAAGAACCTTTAGCAAATAAAGGAGCCATACCAATTCCTTGTTGTACAACACCTGCTACTCCTTGTACCCCTTCCATCATTGCTTTATCTGCAATGTCTGCATAGTTTGCAGCTTTTGCTTCGTTTGCTTGAACAGTCAACATGTCTAACTGAATACCGATATCTCCTTTTCTAATATCTTCTTGTACAATTTTTTCTTGCCTTCTTGCTAAATCTTGCTCTCTGTTTCTTGCAATATTCATTCGTGCTTTGTTGAATGCACCCAAAACCTTACCTGCTCCTGCACTGCCTCTTGGGTCTCCTTCTTTTATAGATTCTGTAACACCTGAAGAAAATGCAAGTATATCTTCCACTGCATCATCATATGCTCTTTTTTGAATTGGTAAAGCTTCTGCTCGATTTACTTCAAGTTCTTGATTAATTTCATTCATTTTTCTCGCTGCTTCTAAATCAGCTTGATTAGCTATATCTTGTGCTTTACTTGCTTGTGCAAAAGATACTCCGGTACTTCCAACCCCTACTGCTAATGATGCTATACCTAAAATTGCTGCCGTTTCTAAACCCATTATAATAATTTTAAAAGTTCTACGCTTTGTGTGCCTTTAGTGTAACCTATAGAGATAAATAAATTTTGTAGATGTTTGTTGTTATTGTTGCTAAAAACCACTTCATATCCTAAATCTTTAGCCATTTTAGTTAATTCTTTTAATAACATACACAATGCTTCTTTTCTTTGTGGCTTCAATCTAAATTTTTTATTAGAGATAATCCACTCTACCCATGCAATATCGCTATTTGTTTCATAAACAAAACCTGCTGCGACAGGTGTTTTATCATATTCTATCATAATACCACCTAAACCATTTGCCGGAAGTAAGTTTTTTTTTGGTGCTTCGAAACCCCAATCCTTCCACCAATGTATTAATTTAGTATCATAATCGTCTTTTTCTAATACTCTTAAATTAAATTTCATTAACTATGTACAAAGATACTAATTTTAAGGGAATGATTTCATCACTTCAGATTCGACTGCAAATAGTTCAGATGCAGATTGTGCTTTACCAACTTTCAGTTCTAATTTAAATTCACAATAATGACCTAATACACCATGTGATTCAGCAATTGGGTTTTTAATAAATAAAAAATATGCATCTTGAATTGGAATCGGAAATGTAGCACCTGCGACTGTAGAATCTACAACAAGTTGATTTATGTCATTAGCTTTGTCAATAATAATATTAGTTACTACACCGGCAAAGACAGGAGTATAAGTGGTTACGGGTGCAACAGGCGGCTCTGCAAAATATAAATTATCACCTACACTTATGATACTACCAATCCCAACTGTTAAAGGAAAGTTAATTAGTTGTGCTGCTTGTGGTCCGCTTACCGATAAGCTATTCGCAATACCATTCAAAGAACGTAATTCAAACTCAGACTCTGTTACATTTGCTCCTGTTTGCCCATCATTTCTTACAAAAGCAAACCAATCTGCTTCTTTTTGTACAAACCATTCATCATCAATATATCCTGTATCTTGTATATCTGTTTCTAAATGCGCTTCCCAAGAATCATCTGACTCAAGATTAATTGTTTTAAATAATTTATTTTCTAAAGGGTTTTCGTTAAATACCGAAGATATGGTAGAAGGATAATCAACATCATAGAATCGATTATAAACCGTATTTGTGTTATGTCTATACAGGTTTCCATTTTTAAATGTATAGAAAAACTGATTCATACCTATCATAAAATCAGGAAAATATGAATAAAAAGAAGGGAAACCTTTTGACCCTTCACTATATGTCAATGTATAATTTACACTCATAATTTAATATTTTATGGTGGACAAGCACTTAAGCTTGTAATCACACCGTTAGCATCTACTGTTATTTCTTTTTCAGTTGCACCAACTAAAATTACATAATCTCCTGCAGGAACTTTGCTTGAACCATTAAAATCACTTACAAAAAATTCATTAATTGCAGGGTCTCCGGCAGTACCGCCTGAGTTGGGAACATTGTAAAAAGAATTTGGTTTTGCATCACCACACGAACCTCCTGCGTTAGTTGTGGCAACGGCAGTTAAGGCATTTGTACATTGTACTGTAACATCCCAACCGGAAGCAATAGGACAAGGTGAAATAACTTGAACCTCAAGTTGACTTAACGTTGATGGAACAGGAGAAGGTTTTGGAATAAATAAAGTACAGGTGTTTGGGTTTCCGGCAGTTAAATTTACATCTGCACCCACTCCTGTTGCACTACCTGAATTTCCTACAGTCACAAAAGCAGAACCATCCCATATCTTTTCATCAAAATTTGAGTATCCTCCACCTGCTAAAGTTGCGGCTATTCCACAATCATTAGCAGTATTCCCAATATAATTATAATTTCCCGGTGTTGCTCCTCCTAAATATCCAAAGGTGGGTGAAGTAATTTCATTATATATGTTGCCACCCCAAGAAAGTCTAATTCCTTCAGGAATATTACTTACAGTAAAATATACAATTACACAACCTGTTAAGCTTCCAATATCAAAACTAACAGAATATATAGTTTCGCTTCCACCTACTAAAGCAATATTGCTATCACAAGGCACTAAACAACTTGAACAAGTTTGTATGGTAAGCAATGTACCCCCTACTTGCTTTCTTACTGTTGTGTTTTGAGAATAAAAGCCATCAGGTGCAGCAATTGTTAAAGCCGCATCTTGAAATACTGCAGTAGCATTTGCTAAAGTTGAACCATCAATGTAATATATTCCTAAACTTGCCATATTAATTATTTTTTAAACTGAACATCCACAATTATTAAAAGTTACTGTAAAGCCAAAAGGTAAAGTTGATGCATCTATGCTTAATGCACAAACTTGAACAGAACCGGTTGCCGGAATGTTTCCTGTTTGAGCAGTAGCACCACTACTATCAACATATGTAACTCTATCTTCTCCTGCTAAATTATTATTTGTTATAGTATAAGTGTTTAGTACTTGATTACAAGTATCAGTTGTAGTAGAATTAATTGTATCAGTAGTAGGACTTCCAACTCTATACAAACATTTATAAACACATAATGGGTCTCCATTTAGAATTACTCTATCATTTGTGCTTAAAGTAAATGCTCCTGCGTCTACTATTTCAGTATCAGCCGCAGTAAGAACAGTTGGGTCTTGACATTTTTCAACCAACCATCTATCAGGACATTCGCATTGCACAAAAGTTACAGTAAAATCTGCAGGAACTGATAATTCAAGAACACATAGCGTTACAGTATCTCCTGCATCTAATGTATCTATAACTGACTCATCTGTTGCATCACAAGGTAGATAGTTATAAGATTGTGTAGTTGCTCCATTGTTTGTAATACTATATGTATTACATGCATCATCAGTACAATCATTTATAGGTACTCCAATATCATAATCAATACCACCGGTTACAGGGTCACTTGTAGTTTCCACAACCCTGTATATACAACCGTCTGCATTATCAAGTAAAATAAAATCATTTACATTTAAGACTGTTGGTAAAGGTTGAGCAATTACATATTCTTGAGTTGCTCCTGTATTATCTAATTGACATCTTCTAACTCTTAAATTTGAAACACTTGGATTACAACCACAACAAGCTAAGAATTGGTCTTCTGTATCGTCACCGCTCAAAGGCTCATAACACAATTCTACTTCACTTGATTCTCTATAATCATATATTAGATAAACGTATTGCTCTGAAGTATTTGGCATCGTTGTTTCACCAAAGGTTACAAAGTTTTGAAAGAATACAGGCGTTACAGGATTAGCCAAGCCAAGAAGTGTATTAATATCTGTAAGGTTGTTTAAATATAAAGTATTACTACGTAAAAATTTAAATGCATTTCCTCCACCTGATAAAAGAAAATCATCTGTTGGCGGCAAACTTCTTTGTTGAATTCTTATTGTACTGCCATTTGTCGGTATATACGTGCTACCTTGTGGACCGGTAATTTCAAAATATTGAGAAACTATAGGGTTAGTTGTTCCTGAAGCAAATTGTACTTGCTCTTCATGTAAAGGTGAAGAAAATTGTCCATCATCCCATCTATAACCGTTTCTTGTAAATTGACCACTAATAGAACTGCTTGTCAAACAAATTTGAAAAACAGATATTTCTTGAGCATCAGGACAATTTACTGTAATTTCTACATCGGCATCGCCTGATGCTGCCGATACTTCTATATCTACCTGAGTTTCTACTACGACTTGTTTATTAACTACAATAGTTCCTGTGGCTCCTGACACTGCAATATCACTTACTGTAACAGAATTATAAGTTGCACTTATAGTTACATCAGAAGTAGCACTTACAATCTTGTAAGGTATATTTACATCTCCTACTGTTTGACCTACATCAACACAAAAACTATATGTTTCACCATCTTTTACTGTAAAGGTTCGAGTAATACCACATGGTATACAAACTTTTTTCAACGGTAATGCAATAGTGTTTGAACTAAGTACAAACTCGTTCATGTACGGGTCATAACCACCAAGCTTCTGTGTATTAAAATTATTAATAAATAAATCTCTAAACCAAGAACGCATACCGGTTTCTGAGATTACAGTTAATGATTCGTTTTGTCTTGAAGTACCTTTTAATTGTAATACTGCTCCACGTTTTGCATCAGTAAAAAACTTATTATATCCCCATTTTGTATAACTTTCGGGGTTTGCGCTTATACCAAATTCTTCTACTCTTGCGATTTGTGTGCCTAAAACTTCAGGAACTGAAGTTATTGCGCCACCACCTGTAGAGTCACTAAGTAAATTTTTACCCACTAAAACGTAAGATATTTTATCTTCTTGCAGAGTCAAAAGGTCAGTTTCTCTACCATCAAGAATATAAATAGGTCCATACACTTCTTCTAACGGTTTAAAATTAGATAAACCTAAATTAAACTCATTAGTTTTGTTTACGTTTGACTCATCGTTAAATACACCGCTATAAGTTAAATCTGCAAATCTTCTAATTTCTTTATACTCTTGATTATTTGTAATAAAGGCTCTATTTCCTAACGTTAATCTTTTACCTTCTATAGCATCTCTAACCTGAAAACTTTCTACACCGTTACCAAAACTGTAACAATTAAAAAATGCAGTTTCAATTATCGCAGGTAAAGTTGCAGATTGGTTTTGTCTATTTCCAAAATGATAACCTGTGGCAGTATCTATTGGATATGAAACAGGACTTTCTAACCATACATCAGGAAGAGCAGGTTGAGATTCAGTTTCAAATACAATCAAATTTTGTCCACCTCTTAACACTTCTATTTCTAATTCCAACTTAGCTTCTTTCTTTTTTCCATTGTATCCTTGTAAGCCAACCAAACAGGCGTATTGATACCCACCGGCTACAGTATCATCTTCAAAAAACTGCCATGACAAATCTAAGGTACATGGAAAATCATTTTGTTGAGGAAAAGTATTACCTGTGGTAGAAGCTAATAAAATAGTGTTATTATAAGTAAGTTCAGGTGGAGTTGCGCCACAATCTGCTTGAGCAATAGCCGGTGGGGAAGCAAAACTATTAGCTATATTATTTCCGTTAAACCAAGAAATAAAACTTGAATAGTCTTCAGGTGAAGTAAATGTTTGGTCTAATTCGTAAACTCTTCTTTCGACTCCTGAAAAAGTACAACTTTTACCCCTTCTAATGTTTTTAATTCTAATTCTAATTCTACTTCCTGCAGGTATAGTATAAGGTATTCTTTGTCCGGGATTACTCGTGTCTTCGGTAGTAATATCATATGCTATCAAACTACAATTACCACCTGTATCCGTTGCTTTCAAAGTACCATAGTTTACTTGAGGTAAATCACCTACTTGAGTAGAGAAATTATTTGCTCTAATTTTAGCATATACTCCTTGTGGTATTAAAAGTTCTTCTCCGCTATCTGTAATAGGTACATTCTCATCACCTAAAAAATCACGTTGCTCTGCAGACTTATCTAACACAGTTGCAGTAACACATCGAAGAACCGGTCCGTTACTATCTACTTTTACTTTTAAAATATCCCCAACTTCTACTTTTGCTGCATTCTGACCTTCAAGTAAAAAATAATCTGCACCGCCTACAGGGTCTCTAAAGTAAAATTGAGAAAACACATTGAAGTACTCATCTTTATCAGCTTTTATACAAAACTTATATCTTGTTGCCCACTCAGGCGCGATTTGATTGGTAGGTATTGTAACTATAGCTTTGTTAAATAAATCTGAATTTTCACATGGTATAGTTATAGCATTATTTGGCGAAACTTGAGCAGTACTTGCTCTATTAAATTCATCCATATATATAATACCAATTTCATAACTCCTGTCACTTTTTAAACTTTTAGGGATACCTACTTCTGTGTAGGTAGCTTCAGTAAGAGTAATTTTATAATATTCATAAGCTTCTTCAGTGATAGCAACTCCTGTTGGGTCATCAACATAACGCATTGCGAGTAATTGAAAAGCTATGTCAGGAGAACCTTGTGATGCTATGATAGATATGGCTTGATTTGGTGCAGAAATACCACTTTCATATTTTTCTAATGTGTCGAGTGTTTGAGTTGGAAAACAATTAAATATGTCTGTAAATGTAGTTCCATCTTGACATAAAGCTACTGTTTGAATATTACCGCCCGGTAAACTTGTTCCTATTTTCTCCACAAAGTCCGTGCTAATTGCTAAATCAAAAGCTGAGTTAAAATCTTGTGGAAGTAAATAAGAAAACTGTAAACTTGTGGGTTGAGAAGTTGCATTTGGTGGAGGATTAGGACCACTAAAACTATCATGTTCAACAGTTATTTGAAACTCTAATAGACCTCCTGCTACAAGATTTTGGGAGTCTAAATCTAAAATTCTTATTATACTGTTTGGTATTGAAACTCCTCCATCAATGCTATACGCTCCTGTGTCTGTTTCAGTTTCTAAATTAGCTAATCCTATTTCTTCAGATTCTAATGTTACTACATATTCAAGTTTTAAAGGAAAACCATTTAAATCTACTAAGTCATATTGTTCTAAATAGTTACCATAAATTAATCTGTTACCTAATAAAGATTGTGCCTTTGCAAGTCTTGGTACATTATCGAATAATCTAAGAATTTCTGATTCGGGAAGCAATGTAAATATTTTTCTTGAATCAAAAGAAAAGGTGTAATTTACATTATCGACTAATCCTAAATCTGCTTTATCTAATTTTTCTAATACATAAATTGTATTGCTTTCCATTTCTTTCCAAAGCAAATCTATACCTATAACTAAAGGACCACCGGAGTTGTATTCAATAATAGCAAGGTTTGATTGATTTAACATACCTGAATTTAATCCTGTAGAGAAATCATAATTAAAACCATCAGGTAAAAAGTTAGGTTCTGAAAATTGTGATGTTGCTGAATACTCATTATCCTTGTATCTCCATCTATAAGCAAATGAAATAAACTTATCTTCCATATAATTAGCAGATGTTGCAGCAATAGCGGCATCTACATCAGGTGAATTAGAAGGTGGTTTTTTAATTACTAATAATTCTTCTGCAGTTATTCCATCATTAAATGCAGCGTCAGGATTGGCATAGTTTCTTAAAACGTTTATAAATCGAGGTGGATTAAAATCATCAGTAAAGAATAATAAATTATCCACAAGATTAACTCCTGTAATTAAATATGTTGGATTAAAATTTAAAGTTGTACCAACACCACTTGTTGTTTGTGTGCTAATTACGTGATAAGTTAAGTTGAAATTTATTACATCATATGAAACAATTAAATCACATTTACCGGAAGGACTTGCAGGAAAGTTGGGGTCATGCACAAACCAATATAAAGTTTCATTTGCGCCATCTTCATAAGCACCTATACATCTTGCGTCATCAGATAAGTTTATAGGAGAAGGAGTAGCCGGTACAGAAAGTTGAGTTACTCTAACATTACCCTTTGCATTTTCCACTGAACCTATTTCAGTGTTTTCTGTAGAACCTAATCTAACATTTAAAGCATCAACATACTCACCATTAGGAACGAGTCTTTCATCAAGACCCTTATTCATCCTACCTAATATAAAATTTCTTTGAAAGTTTGCCATACTATTTTATCCATTTATCCATACCTCTTAAGTTCATCAATAATCTTCCGGGATGAATATTACTAATTCTAATTTTAGCATTCCTTAATAAAGCACTTTTTCTTTTTCTTGCTCTATTTACAATATATTCTTGTACTCCAAGCTTAGAATTTATTATTGAAAACTCAATAAATGCATAAATGTATTCCTCAAACAACTTGTTTACTGTTATTTCGGTATCGTTTCCACCTTCCATACCGTCTGATACATATTCCAACACAACTAATTTATCAACCATGCCGGAACTAAAGTTGATAACTCCACCTTTTTTATTGATACTAAACGTAGGGTTTGCGTTTGCGGTTTCTGTATTTAAACCAAATCTTGAACCTATTTGATAATCAAAATACCAATATCCATCACAACAGTATCCGTCAAAACCAAAAAAGATAGAATCTTTATTTAAGTAAATACTTTTTTTACCACCCTTTATTCTTGCTAAATCTAAATCAGAGTTTTGTGGACTTAATGCATTACCGTCTTGGTCAAAAAGTATATTGCAATTATTATCTTGTAAATATGCGCTACTCCAATTTGTTTGTATGTTTTCGGTTAAAGGATAAAGTAGACCATTTTTAAATTCTGATATACGAACCCAATTAACATAATCGGAAGGCAATACATATCTTAAAGTGTTACACACCTGAAGTTCTAATATTTTTATTTCTTTAAATGCATCATAGTTAAGTTCTTGTATTGCTCTTTTTGCATGAAATAAAATTTTATATCGTGGTTCATTATTTATTAAACTATGATTCCCATAGTACATTAACATGAAATTATTGACTATATCATATAAAGAAACATATTGATAAGAACCCCAATTAGCATTTTCAGGTTGGTTACCATTGTTTTCATAATATTGATATTGAGATATATAAGCCATAATCTTTTATTTTTCTTGTTCTTCTTCTCCTTTTTCTAATGCTTGTCCAAATTGAACTGCTGCAACTTCTCTGATTGACATACCTGCATATTGTAAAATCTTTACAACCAAAGTTGGCTCATCAGAAATGGATAACTCAAAATCTTGAAAGTCAGGTTGGGATTGGTCAAATGATGGCTCTCCTCCAACTAAATTTACATATGTCCATTTTGGGTCATTAGGGTATCTAATGTATTGACACTGTACCGCACCCATTGTATTTATACTTGCAGGAAACAAAGTTAAAAGTGGTTCTTGCTGAATATAAGCCGGAAACAAAGTTGAAGGTGCAGTTAACATTGAGTTGTTTAGCATCGTTATTTTACTTTGTGTTACTTTTTCTGCTTCATTAACTATACTTTCATCATATATAGCATAATTTTGAAACAGAGCAGGAAATATATCTGCTGCGTTTCCTGCAGCATCTATTAAAGTTATTTCATTAGCTGAAACCCCACCAACAT